CCAATTACAAGAATCTTATTCATATAGTACTAGTCAACATTTTAGAATTTACGACGAACCCTGGCTGCATTCGACAGAATAACGCGAGAAGCCTTGGGAATTCTCCTCTTGTTTAGGGTTGCAATTGCGTGAAGACGCCGAAAGACTGTGAGTGGTGAACTGTGACGAATTGCTATATTTAAAGAACGCATCCGAGAAGCAGGACTTGCAGATACAGTGTATCCAAAGAGTTTTCCTGGGCTAAGAGGCGGGATAACCTTCTTTCCTCTGCGCCCTGGAACTCCACGTTTAGGTGTACGACGGATTTCCATTTTATAGATTATAAATATAATAATCTTTCATTGAATTGTATCCGTGAGAAAACATTTTCAATTTCAATTCATTTGAAACGGCAAAGTCGAAAATTTGAAATTGATCCATTTGAATTTTATACGTCTGAAAGTTGTACTTGTGCCGAAGACGACTTGAAGCATACAAAATGCACGTAATGTATTCTTTCAAGTTTGCTATTGAATACGTTGGAGTCCATGCATATCTGATGGCTGCAACGTCCGTCTTTCCTATAAAGACTGCAGCTGGTACTTCTTCAAGTGTTCCTCCATCTATGTACCGATGATTGTTCCAAAAAAAACTTGCAAACAAAAAGGGGACTGAAATTGTCATTGAGAGTGCATCTCCTACAGACATTTTTGGAGTCATTTTGCTCGAAAAGTACTCAGTCTGTGATAAATTGACACAATAGGCACTGACGTACAAATCAGGCATGTCCGGACGAAAACTCCTAAGCTCTTCAAATGTCACATCATCCTGACTGAAATACAAACGCAAGATTGTTGAAATGACATTTTTAATCTTCGAGTGACTGACAAGACCAAAATCTTTGAAGAATGTTTTAATGTTAAATTTCATGACATCTTTTAAAGGAATCTGAAGAGAGTAGTCAAGAATAGCCTGTATGTTTCCATTTGCAACCACATAAAAGAATGCAAGAAGAGCTCCGGCACTTGAACCAGAAATTTCTTCGAGATTCTGCAGTTGATCAGAATCTCGAAGGGCGGCAAGAGCGCCTAAAAACCCAAAATAGGCCATGGCTCCTGGACCAATGGCTAAGTGTTTCATGCTTTAGTTTTGTTTAAAGACTTTAGTTTAATAGTACTTGGCAAATTTAGTTCGGAGGAAAGAAAATACGAGAGCATACACCAGAGTGTGAATGCCCACTGCTACAAGAGACGTCTGACCGGAACGGAAAATTCCCTTTGAACCTGGGGGGAGAGTCAGAAGGACGCCTGGAGTAAGAGCGATAAAGAGAAGTGCTGGTACAATGAGGTCTGCTGGACGAAGTGTAACCTTCAGAACAAACCGAGCAAGCAGATAGTACACGAGCGAAAGGATGAGAGCATGCAGGGGAAGAGGACCGATGCGAACGAGGAGACCTGGGCTGAGGAGGGCGAAAAGAATAGCTGGAGTAAGAACCTTTGGGCCGGTAATATCCATGTACTATTTACCGAGAAAAAGTTCTGACAAACTCTGCAAAGTCGTGAAATGATGCATTGTTCATGAGTGAACTGGATGCGTGATTGTCAGAAAGATACTGACGAAGAGACATCCACATATTCAACAGGTGCTCTGAATTCCAGTCATGCCAGTCTTCTGGTTCCAGACCATCATCCTCAAATTCATCAAAGTCTTCATCGTGGGCATCTGTATACGTAAACGCGTCGATGCTGTACTCGTTATTGATCCCCATTTTTACTTGTTGTATAAGAGATTGGTGTGTTTAAGCGACTTTCTTGACTGTAATTGTATTACGCTCACGAACTGGTGCATGATCAAGTATAATCTGGTAGACCTGCTCTGCACGAGTCTCATCACCTGAAAAATACGCAACGAGACCAGACATGATAACCTGCTTCGTCACACTGCCACGAGTCTCCTTTGTACGCAAAGAAACCTTGTCCTGGTTAATCTTTACAGTATCAACATCCTGCGTTTCCTTCATCTCTTTCATGTGCTCCTGGACGTGAGCACGGAGTTCCTTTTCCCGTTTGTTCAAAATAGACATATCTTTCCTTGCAGCGGCGAGTTGGTGCTTCAAGGAGAGCCATTCTGTCATTAAGGATTTAAAGTCATCCATTGAGTTTTAATGTGTTTAATTCTTTAGTCTACTTCTCGTAGCTATTTTCAATTTCAAATTTAGGTCGCATGGTGTCTGGTGGGATTGTAGAGAGGTTGAAGATGCTTACTGCGTCACGTGGGTTGGGTGGCTCAGAGCGGAAGTCGCGGTTGGCATTTCGCAGATTACCGCCAATAGTCTCTGGGAAACCAATCTGTGCGCGTGGGTCGAGGAAATTCTGGCCTGAAAGAATTGCATCAGGGCTAAACTGACCAAAATCCTCAGTTGTCACAACCTCCTTTGGAATCATACCAACATTTGTGCTGTCATAAATTGGCATGTCTACAGTCTTGCCTGGGCCAGACTCTCCCATCATGAATGGAGAAGGTGTATCGACATCCTCGAATGAGCCACCTGGAACATATTGTAAACCAGTCTGGAAGCCCATGCCGTTACCACCCTGCATAATCTTTGCTCCTGTACTCATATTTGCATCAAGCATTGCGGTGTTTCCTGGAACTGGGTCGTCACCAGTTGGTGTGTAGCCACTCCGGCCAGTCTGAGGATAAAAGACCATGAGCGCAATTAGAAATAGGAGAACAAGAATTGCTAGACCCTTTCCGTCCATATGATATTACCTTAGCTTTTTTTTTCAGTCCAGGTAGTCGTTGGGATCCTCATCCTCTTCTTCTGGATCATCTGTAAACCTAAAATCACTTGGGTACGTCTTTGGCTTTGGGCCTGGACGCTGACGAATCTGGACAATCTTCCAGATGGGTCCAAATGAACGCTTCAGAAACCATAGACCGGCAAGCTCAAACAGGAAATCACAGTTTCCTGAAATCTCATCAATTGGATTCTTTGACGAGTCGAAAAATGTGGTGGCAACAGATCCCTTTACTGTCGCAAATGACGCAGAAAGTTCCCCTGAAGAGTTTAGGCTCGCCTGATAGGCATTTTTAATCGTCTCTGCTGAAATCTCCTTGCCAAACCACTCCTGCTTCTTCACCTCCGCCTGACTCAGAAGCTCATTGTCAATATTCTCAAACAAAGTTTTTGAGGGAACCGTAAACCCAAATGATCCAGTCATGTCCTTTCGAAGTGGAACATCGACAGAAATGTTATTCACCTGATGAAACACGCGGTTACCACCATTTGTAACCTTTAGGAAATATCGACCATCTGGAATCTTGACAGGCTTTCCGTAATCCATATGTACAGAAAAAACAAACCTACGCTCTAAATAGAAATGGCGACAGTCTTGAACACATCTGCACCATATTGTGGTCCTGAGTATGCTGGACAAAATTGTGCATACTACGCTCAGTTGACTCCAGGACTTACTGGAAATGTTCAGTCGATTCCAAATACAATTTGTGCATTCCAAAAGGATGGAAAACAGTATGCATGCGACCCAGGATGCTGTGGAATTCCACCGTTGCCTGTAGTACCCCCCTCGGCTGGTGATGTTTCAGAAGAAGGCTTTCCCTTGTGGGCAATTATTTTGATTATTGTCCTTGGATTTCTAGGAATAATTTGCTTGATTAAATTCAATGGAAGTCGAGTACGATTACATGGCGGCAGTTAATTACATCAAAGACACCCCAGTCTATGGACAATTTATGCTGTGGCACTTGATACTTTTTATGATTCTCGGCCCGACACTTACATGGCAAATGCTCATTGTGCTCTTGATTGTCTTTGGTAAGAGTGTATTCGGTATGTTCAAAAATGCACTTAAAGCTGAGGGACCTTGAATGTATATAATGTCTACCGAGGAACTCCTGAAGCAGCTTTTTGATGAGGTTAAGCTTGTTCGCAAGGATATCCGTAAGCTCAAGACTCTCCTTGAGGATCCTCAGGGTGAGAAGGCAAAGGCTCGGTCGACTACAAATGGGTTTAACAAGCCCCTTGATGTTTCAGAGGAGCTCCGAACTTTTCTGAAGCTTGCACCCGGTGAGCAGATTTCCCGGTCTCAGGTTACCAAGAAGATTAACGAGTACGTGACAGAGAAGGGTCTGAAGGCTGGCCAGCACATTTCCATGGATGCTTCTCTGCGTTCTATTCTAGACCCACCTGCCGATGTCCAGGTTACATTTCTGAATATCCAAAAGTACATTAACAAGCACTATGTCAAGAATGAGCCAGCTGTAAAGGAGGACAAGCCGCCTGCTACTCCAAAGGCGAAGCGTCCAACTGTGAAGAAGGCGGCAGTCTAAAAACAATACTCTTCAATAAACTAAAATGACTGATGCTCCAGAGCTTATCGATGCACCTCCAATTAACCGTGCAGCTATCGAAAAACTCGTTGGTACAAAGGTGAAGAGTCTCTCTTTCTATCAACGTGCATTTACTCACAAGTCTGCTTTGAAAAAATATAAAAATCTCGATGGGTCATACGAGACGTATGAATTTATTGGGGATTCGGTTCTTGGATTTATAATTACAAAATATCTGTTTGACAGGTACGAAGACAAACAAGAGGGGT